AAGCGATTGAGTTATCTCACGTAGCAACATACGTGTATTTATGTGTTTAGTAAAAGGATTAGTTAAAATTCATTAGGATGACAACTAGTGTGGAAAGTAAGCCTGCAATTATTGTGCCTGTAGCACCAACTATTACTTTCATCATCGACTTGTTACCATGTAGTATATCGGTATGGATATGTTCGACCTTAGTTTCAATTAATGTTAATCGACGTTCTAAGGTTTCATAGCGTTCGTGACATAGTGCCACGTGGGCTTCTAAATTATCTGCTTCAATGTCTTGTTGAGTGCGTTTCTGTTGCACCATTATATCTCTCCATTCCGTTAATTATCGTGGAAGGGGCCTATTTTTAATTGCCTTATATTATAATGTATGCCTGGTGAAACGCAAAGAATCTAACAACTTAACTTTTCACAATAGTATTTATACTTGTGGTCCATCAGTATTATCTACTAACTTAAATACTATATTTTGTGCCTGTACATCTGTTGTTCTAAATGCGTCATTATTATTTAGTATAGTTTCTGATAATCCTTTAATAACGGGGACTAAATCAAAGTCAACCTTTAAGGTGTCTTCACTTAGTGCATAATCACGTTCAATACTTAAACGAAATGTCCAAACATTATGCTGACCTTTATGCTTAGTACCAAACCCTAAATCATCAACCTTACATTTCTCTACTGCTGGCCAGGTCCCGAACTCTGGATTAACTCGCATACTTAATACTTGGAAAAATGTATTCCAATTTGCTTGTTGATTAATCAGCATCCGATCCTTACTTTTAAATTTAGTTTGACCAGTTTGTGTTATATCAATTAATGTTTTGATTTCAAATGATTGCATGACTTGTATACTTAGCGGTCACAAAAAAAGGGTCCAGTAAAACCTGAACCCTTTTCTGTACTGTTTTAATAGTAAAGTGTAATTAAATTACGCAGATACTATAAATTGTCCACCAGCAGTTGCAGTTGCACCTGAGGCATCATAATTTCCAGATCCTACTGCTGTACCTAAGTTACGTACTGCTACTTGTAGTGCCGCCGCGTCCCATTGTGAATCGTCAACTACTACGTTAACTAATCCAGCTGTTCCTTCGCTGTTCATTGCGATTGGGTTAATTGCTTGTGCTAATGCTTCTAAGGCTTTACCAATTCCACCTTCAGCGGCTAATGATGCGCCACCGTCGATTACGTAAAAACCTAAGTTTGCTGTTGAATATAAGGTCTCGTGTGCGTGACCTAATCCGTTTGTTCTTGCTACTCCAGCCATTTTATTTCTCCTATTTTCTCTAATGACCCTGACATACTTTCTCTTGTATGTTAGTTAATAGTATTTAGTCGATTGGGGGAATTTTGGTTACTTTTTGCTCTGTAATGCTCGTTTTTGGAGTGCTTTAAGCATTGTGATGTATCCTGGGCCAGCTTTTACAATATCATCCAGTAATTTAATAGCCGGAAAGTAAGAAGCAATAAAAGGAGACGGAACACTTTTGCCTGCCTTTGCCATGTCTAAAAACTTTTTAGTACCTACTAAGTTACGTGGACCTACAATGTATCTATAAAACATTAAGTCTTTATTTGATGTAGGTGTTTGGTCAGGAATACTAATTGTAGGTTCGTGATCCTTAACCATCGAAGTTTCTAAGTCTCTGTTAGTTGATAGTTCTTCTAAGTATGAAATTAAATCACTATTTCTTAATTTTGCTCTAGCGGCAAATAATAGTTTTGTTGTTACTGACTTTTTGTCACGTATACTAGCAGTACCGTAATTAACAAGGTACCGTCTAATTGATTTATACTCGGAGTTTATGCGTAACATATTTTCTATACGCATAAACAATTCTGAATTAGTACCAACAGTACCACCGGAAGCTATTTTATGAAGGTATCCATTTAATGCTAAGAGTGGAAATGATATACGTTTTCTCAAAGCCAATGCGGCCGCTGGATCTTTTAATTTATTAACTGCTTCTTCTGGTCCAGCTACAAAATATATTAAGTTATATAAATCAGTTCCATGCATACGAAAGTGCTTATAGTTTTGATTGTCTACAGTCTTTTTCGCATACCCATTAGCAATACCTTTAGAAGAACCTGGGTATTGCCTTAGTAACTCAAGAATCAATAGCGATAAGTATAGCCTTTCACCACAGTCAGTATATGATAACTTCTTTTGGTCAGTACTATTGCGAGTCATTCTCGCTTCATATATCTCGTCTAAGAATTTGAGTTCCATATCGCCTACTTCATATACTTGTCAGCAAAGATATTAATCATCTCTTTTGGATCTTTAACTGCAAGAAATTGTTCTAATCCAGCTGATTTTTGAATGTCTTTAGTAAACTCAAAACGTATAGCTGGCTTAACTCTATCAGTAGTTGCCATCATACGTAATGTTTTAGCTTGTGCTACATCAACTTTCATTTTTTTACCATCATCAGTTGTAACGGTATTCAACGGCTTTGGATTAGATTGTGAATCTAATATTTTGCCTAATTGGTTAAACATCATATCTTGTTTAAATCCTGGATCGTCGTTATCGTCAACGTCTGCTGGATCAATACCTCTACGCATAAAGTCGGTATCTGTAAAGTCACTTGCTCTCATATTAGTCCCCTCTCGTTTTACTGCTCTGTTAGCCGCACTAAAGCCTGCACGATTAACTAGTTTTATATCTCCTTTTGGATTAGCTAATACATAACCTTCTCCTCCAGGCTTACCACCTATTGATGCTTTAACATCAGCAGGTTGATTTTCTAATTGATTAATGATATCATCTTTAACTCTCATGATACCGTTTACTGTTTGCCATAATGCATTAAAAGCCTTAATATTTGTTTTTACATATTCAATAATTTTTGCTTGTTTATTTTTACTTACTTTGCTACCTGATAGCCATTGTACAAAGTCTTTACCTAGTTTATCTAATCCTGTATCAACTTTACTATTAGTATATGTATAAAGTATTTGAGAGAAGTCACTAACCTTCATTGCGGCTAATGTTTCTTTGTTTAATAAACTGTCAATCTCGTTAGCATTGTTACTTACAATTCCACTTACTTCTTTAATGCTACTCATGTCTACGTTTGGAGCATCAACTACAGTCACTGGTGGTAATACTAATACTTCTTTACCTTCAAATAGAGGTGTTTGACCTAAAGGACCTTCGTTACCGTTTTGATCTACAACTCTATGAATAACTACACCAGTTTTACTTCTTGCTATTTGTTTACCTATGTCACTATCTTTTTGTACTGTATATGTTACTGTATTAGGTTTAAAGGACAGCGTTTCACCTATTGTATCAGGAGTATTAAAGTATAACATGTCTCCTTTGAAATAGCCTTTGTGTTTTTTAGGTACAGCTTTTTCAAATTCGTCAAATACATCTTTCATATTGCCTGCAAATGCTTTATAACTGTCTGACTTCTCGCCACCTTTACCTCTACCAAGTAACATGGCCTGTAAGTCATCGCCACTTTGTGACTTACCATCATATCCTTTTGCACTAAAGCCTGACTTGTCTGTAAAGACAAACTTGCCATCTGCATCACGACCAAATATTACAGCAGGTGATCCATCCCATTTGATTGTTACATCTTTGTGTCCACCTTTGGCCATGTTAGCTAAAGATTGCAAAGCACGTTTGGCTCCAGCACTTCCTTCCCAGAAGATGATATCTTCTGCATGTTGGATACGTGCTTCCATTTCTTTTACAATTTGTTTAAATTCAAAAAATCTCATTATGGTAGCTCTAGTCCATCTTTTTCAAACCAGTCTTTGGCATCTTTAACTAAGTTTTCGTAATTAGGGTCTGCTTTAATTTTAGCATTAATTGATTCTACACTTTGTAAGTCTTGCGGAGTTGCAGTTGGACCCATTAAAGTCTTTGCAATAAACTTTGGATCCTTTGCACCTTCCAAAGGTTCGTTGCTTATTCTATCAACTAATCCATTTGAGGGGCTCCACTTATATCCTAGTGCTTTTGCTAACGAGGCAATCATAATCATACGGTGTTGGCCTTTAAAGTTACTTTTTGCGTCCATGCCACCTAAAGCAAATTTCATAAACTTCTGATCACCAAACATTAAATCTGTTTGTACAAATCCGTTTTTCTCATTACCTCTAATAGGTGTTTTAAAATGTACTGAAATACCAGACTTTCGAATCCATTGTTTAGGCTCGTCATCAGGATGATTTTTAACTACCCATGCTTGTAATTTTCCTACTAGATCGTCTTTACTAACTTTATCTTTCTCAATAGCAACATCTAAATCACCACTAGTGTCTTTAACACCAGTACTGCCAAGCATATGGCCTTTATGATCTAATCCAGTGATCTTTTCAAGCCAACCTAATGTAGGCTTTACATCTGCTTTATTAATACGGATTGTAGCTGGTTCGCCCTCAGCATTTTTGAATATGTTACCGCCTTCATTGAGAATCATTTGTTTTCCTTGCTTCAACTATTTTATCAACGCCACGTTTAAATTTACGAGGATCACCACTTCTAATACTGTTTATAAAACGTCTTTCTAATTCTGCGGCTGTATCTGCGTCATAACTATCAGTTATTCTGTTTAATAAATTAATCGAACTTTCAATTAAGTTATTCCCTGTTGACTGTATTAATGCTTCGTTATCAGTCGTACGGTGAATACTGTTTAGTTCTTCGAGTATAGATCTAGTGGTTCTTTTCATGGTTTCGTTTCCTATACTGTATTTAGTTGCCTGTGTGTAAATACTTCGACGATAAGGTGCTGGCGCATGGAGATAAATACCTATATTATTACTATACCATAAACTAATAAAAATAAAGGAATATTAATGTTCAGTAAAAAATTAACGAAACCAATAGCTAATTTATCATTTGAACACCGTGCATTACTTTTTGCTGAACTAAGTGCTATTGCTTATTATGAAGGGGAAGATGCAACTCGAGAAGGTAAAAAGCTAGGCTTTACTACTATAGAATACTATAATATTAAAGGTGCAGAAGCATATCGTTTTATGAATAAGCATGATTTTGTAATTGCTTGTCGTGGAACACAACCTAAACAATGGAACGATATTAAAGCTGATGCAGAAGCATGGCCTGTTGTTTCAGAAACAGTCGGACGAGTTCATAAAGGATTTAAACATGAAGTTGATAAGTTGTGGCCTCAAATAGAAGAAGACTTAGAAAGAGAACAAGCAGAACGTAACGTTTGGTTTACTGGACATTCGTTAGGTGCAGGCATGGCAACTATATGTGCAAGTCGTTGTAAAGGCGAAAATAAATGTACGAATCCTAAAGAGTTACATACTTATGGAACTCCAAGGGTTGGTTGGCCTAGTTACATTAATCATATTCCGTTCAAACATTACCGTTGGAGAAACAATAATGATATTGTTACTCGTGTACCAATGCGTTGGATGGGTTATAAACATCACGGCACTTGTCATTACTTTAACCATTTTGGTAACCTTAGAAACTATACACCTTGGCAAATAGCTAAGGATCGTTGGCGTGGATTTTTTGTTAGTATATTAAAAGGTAAGTTTGATCCTATTTCTGATCATAATATTAATGAATATATTAAACACTTAAACAATTTAGCAAATAGTAGTAAAGAAGTTCCGCAACCATCTGCTATGAAAAGTTTAGATCCAATTACATTAATGCGTTAATACAATGAAGAATAACTGGTTTGATATAGACTATGTCAAAACATCAACACCAACGTTATATGCATTTGGGTGTAGTTATACTTACGGTCAAGGATTAGAAGATTGTAACGGTAAGCCATCTAAATCAAGTTATGCCTCAATATTAGGCCGTCATGCTAATCGAACTGTAAGGAACTTATCTTTTCCTGGTTCTAGTAACAAAGAAATATTATATACTCTCAAATTAGTTCAAGAACACTTTAAGCCAAATGATTTAATTATCTTCCAATGGACTTATATAAATCGTTCAATGATGATTTCAAAAGATGGGGATCTGGATCGATGGGGGGTTGACTTTGATCCTGAACGTAGAACTGATAGACTAGGTGCTTGGATAAAATCTAAAAAAGCAAAAGGGTATTATCAAACAGTTTGGAGCCCCGATGACGATCCTCATACAACTTCCTGGTATATAAATTATGCTGAATTGTCTTTAAGAAAGCAAGGAATTAAAAGCATATTACATTTTCAACCGCCTGGGCTAGATAATCTAGAAGCAAAATTAATATCAGATTTACTTGAACCTGATATAGAATATTGCAAGTATAATATAGTAGATTATTATATTGATAAAGCACAAGACGGGCAACACCCTGGACTTAACTCACATTGTGAGTTTGCATCTGCTCTAATCAAAGATTATCGTAAGATGTTTAGTGTAACCCGTTAGGTATAATAACATAGTGTATTGACAATACAATTCCTACTGACACAATTAGTCCTAACATCATTTTTAAGAAGTCACGGCCTATTATAGGAAACACATACTTAAACTTATAGTTTTCCATAAGTGTTGATATTGCAAGTTCTCTTCCACATAACAATCCAACAAAGACCCAAGTAGTACTCATAGGAATATCATTATACTCTCTAAAGAACATTAATATAAATGCATATACTACATTAATTAATGTTGCTGAACGCACATACCTAGTGCCAGTCTTTTCTAAAACAACGTGTTGAATCTTTCCTCCACGTTCATAAAACGTGTATCCTAAGAATACTATAAACACAACAGATACAAAAAGCGTCCATTCAACGGATAATACTCTAGGAAGGAATACAGCAATATTGGCCATGTCGTGTGATAACCAAGTGTACCATAAGAATGCTGTAGTGATCCAACTACCAACACGCCAATAAACTTTATGTGTTTCAGGTACCTTATCTGCTTTCTCATCTATAACACGTTCAACTACCATCCAAATAGCATAAGCAACTATTGCCGCTAAGGCATATCCTATAATAGATTTAACTAACATCTTTTCTAATACAAATGTACTAGCAAATGCAGACAGGACTAAGAAACTTGTTGATACAGGTACGCCAACTCGTGTTAGTAATAGAAGTACAAGTGGAGCAGTTGCATGGTACCATTGTACTTCTTGGAAAGGTATTTTGTTTAGTCTACCAAATGATATGTCGCCCCCGTTAATATACCACCCATACCATAATGTAAATATTAAAACTGCTGATGCTGATAGCCAAAGTGTTTGCCAATTAAATGATGGCTCTGTGTTACCTGGATGATCTGAGTTAGATGCTATCCAAGGACCTAATGTTTGTACACTATCATTAGCAACAACCGAGTATGCCGCAAGAATAAATCCTACGATCATATAAGTTAATTCCATATTTTATTCCTTCTTCTCCTCTTTTGGTTTTTGTTTCTTATTACTATAGCCATCTTTAGCCCAACCATTTCCTTTGAGTTGAAAAGATGGTGCATCTATATCTCTTTCCATAACACCTGTACAACCTCCTTGTTCACAAGGAAACTTCTTATCTCGTTTGTCAACATCTATTATAATTTCATCTGAATAACCACACATATTACATCTGTAAGTATAAATCGGCATTATTTTATTTCCGTAAAGTCTGGTGGGAAAAATATACCATGCCTCAAATCCATTTGATTCAATGTAATCTTCCCATCTTTTTTTAATATTTTAAACTTGGGTTCATCATCGGGCATTAATGCCATCAAATCAAATATTGTAATATCTTCTCCATTTATTTCTAAAATAATGTCTCCCTTATGAATACTCCATCTTCTAAAGGCACTCAACTTTCTAACATTTGTTATTATAAAATCACCATTAGTATTTTCCAGTACTGTAATTTTTAAATTACTTAAATACATTGGTGTGAAATTATTTATATTCTTATTCGGCCAAGCATGTGCATTAGATGTTAATAACAGTATAATAATTAAATATTTCATTCTCTAGTCACCTGTGTAAAGTTTTTAACTTTTTCTACTATCAACTTATCTGGAAACTTATCGTCTAATATATCCCCTGTATGATTTAATAGCTGTATTATATCACATTCTATCTATTATGTCAACCTTTTTGACACTTTATATAAATACCCATATAATCAATACAGACACTGGAAAAGACTAGGGTATTGCTATTCCTTAAGCATATTTTTTAACAATTTATACTTAAGGTAAAAATGGCATACAAAGTAAAACGACTAATTTGCAGAATGCGAATGTGGTATGCTGAAGTTCGAGGACATAAAGGTAAAAGATGGAACTACGAACCTTCAGAACACTACATGGGCAGATCCAGATCCAAGAAACATTAATTTAAACCACTTTTAGTACGGTTTTCGCTTGACCTATGTAAATACTTGTGTTACTATAATCATAGTACACCATATTAGCGGCAGATAGAGGAAGACCAATGAAAAGCAGGACCTAGATAACCGCACTAGACTTACTCACATTTATTGATAGATTACCAATTACGGTAATGCATAAAAGATAAGAGTGGTTTAGGGCCTAACAACAATCGCGGCGTAGCCCGAATAAATGTTTTCAGATAGCGAGCCCCCTGTAGAGAATCAATAGTACCTACAGGGGGTTAATCTTTTCTGCTATATAATAGTATGTTTAGAAAAATTTTAAATTGGTTTAGTAAATTTGGTGATTGGATGGCGCAAAGTGATAGAGAAATGCGTGAAGCCGGTTACATTGTTAGTTGGCCACCTATGGGATGCTCTTTTGGTGCTCCGTACGTTCATTATATAGGACCACCTAAAAAACCCCATATAAATAAACAAACTAATGATAGACCTAACACCATTTCAGGAGAAGATCCAAGAACTTAAAGATAACGGCAATTACCGTGTCTTTAACGATATTCTCCGTACCAGAGGACAATATCCTAACGCCATATGGTATGGCAAATATAATATTAAGGATATTGTAAATTGGTGTTCAAATGATTACCTAGGTATGGGACAACATCCAGTTGTTTTAGATGCCATGAAAACTGCCCTTAACCAGACAGGTGCGGGTGCAGGTGGCACACGAAATATTGCTGGAACATCTCATTATCATGTTGCATTAGAGCATGAGTTAGCTTCTCTGCATAGCAAAGAGTCAGCTCTGCTTTATACTTCAGCTTATGTTGCCAACGAATGGACATTGATTGCTCTTAAACGAATCATTCCCGACATTGAATTTGTAAGTGATAGTAAAAATCACGCTTCATTAATTGAAGGAATCAGAAACAGTGGTGCTAAGAAACATATTTTTAAGCACAATGATCTAGAGCAGTTAGAAAGTATACTGAAAGACGTCAAAGGAACACCTTGTGTTGTTTTTGAGTCTGTGTATAGCATGGATGGATATGTCAGTAAATTAGATGACATTCTCAACTTAGCTGAAAAATATAATGCCGTTACATATCTTGATGAAGTCCACGCCGTTGGCCTGTATGGTGAAACAGGTGCTGGTTGGTCAGCAAAGCAAGGATCACAGGACAGAGTTGATATATTAAATGGTACGTTAGGTAAAGCCTTTGGTGTACAGGGTGGATATATAGCAGGGAAGGCAGTTGTCTTAGACGCTATCCGTTCGGTCGCCTCAGGTTTTATTTTTACTACTTCTTTATCACCAGTCACTTGTGCTGGTGCTTTAGCAAGTGTAAAATATTTGCAGGACAACAATCAACTACGAGTACAACATCAGGAACGTGCTAGTCATTTAAAGGACCTATTAAGAGCGAATGGTTTACAAATTTTTGAAAATGAAACACATATAGTACCGGTCTTCGTAGGAGACGCAAAACGCTGTAAAGCAATGAGCGATGCCTTAATCAATGATTTTGGAATTTATTGTCAGGCTATTAACTATCCTACAGTAGAGGTAGGTACTGAACGTTTACGGTTTGCTCCAACTCCGCATCATACAGATGCTATGATGGACAATTTAGTAGATGCTTTAGTTAAAGTAGAGACAAAGTCACATAGAAAGGCTTTTCTCTAAAAGGAGTTGTATGAAGATTAATATAAAAAAGGCATTGTGGTTTAGTTTAGGTTGTGTCCTATTAGTAATTGCAATTATCGGTGTATATCTACCAGGGTTACCTTGGTCGACACCGGCAGTAGGTGCGGCTTTCTGTTTTGCACGAAGTTCGGATCGTATGCATAACTGGATTATGAACCACAAACTATTTGGACCCTTTTTAACTAACTGGGCTTCTAAAAGAGTATTCCCTACAAAAGCAAAGTATTTGATGTTGGTAACAATGGCATCAAGTTTATGTTTAATGTGGTTTACGACAGGAAACATAAAAGCAATTATGTGGACAGGTGGTGCAATGTTATGTTGTGCTATATGGGGTTGGAGATATCCAGGTTCCATAGAAGAACATAGTAGAAGAAAAGACGCAGGCGAAAAGATTGCTTGGTTAAAGTAATCACATCTTAATTACTAAGGCGATAAATACACTATACTATATATTGTGGATAGTATTATCGCCTTAATCACGAACAGCTACATTGGTGTAGCTTAATTCAAAATCTAAAAAATTTAGCGGTATTTCCACAGGAGTTTACAATGACAATTAAACGTCATGTAATGGCTGGACTTCTTATATTATTTTCAATCTTTTTAATGTCGCTAGTAACGAAAGCTACAGCTCATGAAGGCATTCATGAAGGCATGGCCGAACATGAACTAATGGAAGTTCCTAAAAAAGGAACGACTAATCAATTCTGGGGTGAATGGTTTGGTGAGAATCCCTTTATTAAAGAGCCATCATTGGAGTTTGTTCACGATTGGAAAGTAAATGAAGTTCCTAGAAGTATTACAATATATTATGATGTTAATAATGATGGATTTCCTGATGTAGTTTTTGCTCACCCTATAGTGGCTGAGAATCAAGCACCAGCATGTGGAACACACAGAGATGAAGAATCTAGACACTTAATGTTTACAACATGCAAAATCGAACCTGGACCTCACACTGACTATTTTGTCACCCACGAACATAGTATGTTTAGAATTCTAGACCAACATACGTGTTCAAATTGCCCATTAAAGTAAGTAGTTATAGTAGCAGTTTATTCTGTAAGGTGTATATCTCGTAGTGTCTGATAAATAAGTATATACAATATAATAAGTTTAATCGGGCACAACTCTACCAGGTTGAGAAATGCAGGAGCAAGAGGGCATGAAGAAGTTTTCAATACTTATTGTTACTGTCATGGTAACAATTTTTTTAATTAGTGCAACGGCACACGCCGATAATACAGTAACATCTACTGTTACTGGAACGACTACTGTAGATCGAACACCACCTACAGCTAGTGCACCAAACGTAATGATAAACAATCAAGATGTATGTTCTACAGGCACAAGCGCCGCTATACAAACCCAAATTTTTGGTATAGCTGGCGGTACAACCATTAGAGATTTAAACTGTGAAAGACTCAAGTTATCTAGATCATTGTATGGTATGGGCATGAAGGTTGCGGCAGTAAGTCTTTTATGCCAAGATGCAAGAGTATTTGAAGCTATGGAAATGGCAGGAACTCCTTGTCCTTATAAAGGCAAAATTGGAGTTGATGCGGCGAAGGCATGGGCAGAGAATCCAGAGAAGCGTCCCGATTATGAGAAATGGTTGAAGGAACATGAACTTGAAAACGTTGAAAAAGAATGGAACAACAATAAGAAGACTTGGGGCGTTGGCCTTGGTAGTCTTGCTATGTTGCTCTTCCTCTTATAGTCTAGCATACGATCAACAATATACAGTTGGCGGTACAGGCCCGCAAGGTGGCGTTGTGACTTCTGTATCTGTTGCTAGTGAAGTTACAGGAACTTCTACTTCACAAGTTGGCGATAACTTAGAAACTACTACAACAACAAATTTTACAGAAACAGTTATAGAAAACGTAACGTCTACGCAACAAGTAACACAAACAACTATTACTGTAACAGAAGAGGATGTATCTACAGGCGATGTTATTGTTAATTCTAATTTAAATGCAACCGGCGGCGATAGTACAGTAGTTTGTACTTATGGCGCAGGAGATGGTTTTTATAGAGATGGGCAAGGGTGTGGACGACATACTCACGTTTTTGACGACCTTCATATTAAAACAGAAGGGCAACACACATATACAACTGATACAGACAACTATTTTAACCAACAGTCTCTAAACTATGGCTTTAGTGCCACAGCTGATGCACAAGCTAAAGATTCTAGCCCAAGTAATACACAATTTACAATTACAGTAAAACTTTATGATCCAGACACAGGTGCTAACACACAAGAAAGTAATACTTGGACATTAACTAGTTCATATCAAACTTTTAGTACAACTTTAGATGTTGGAACTAATACATATGGTGCAAACTCACAGATAATAGCAACGTTCCTTGGAATAGATTCTAATTATGATGGGTCAGGCTGGGATACAGATGTACAAAACTTTAACCTTAGTATGACTTATGATGTACTAGAATCAGTAGTAGAAACAATTAATCAAACTATTGTAACTTCTGTACAATCTGCTATAGACACATTAGAAAGCCAAACACAATTAATTTATAATCCAATTATACAACCTGGTACAGATACAACTACAACTATTACACAACCAACTCAAGAGTCGTTTGAAGTAGAAATAGCTGATGACAGCGGCGGCGGTGTTAATTTAGAATTTACTGTTGAGATTGATGAAACAGCTAACGTGGCAAACGTTGAGATGGCTTCAACAAACTTAGAAACAGGTGTAGTTACAATTGATGAAGTTGCATCAATAAGTTTAGATTTTAGTGCTGACTCAGGTGGAACAACTGAAGTAGTTAATGTTGCAGAAGTTGAAGCATCAGTAGGCGGAGCAATTGAAAGTGCAGTTGCAGAAGCTACTACTGAAAGTTCAGCATCAGCAACAACTGAAACAACTGAAACAACTGAAGCTACAACAGAAGCTACTACTGAAACAGAAACAACTGAAACAGCAGAAGCTGAAACAGAAACAACTGAAACAGCATCAACAACTGAAACAGAAACAGAAGCAACAGAAGAAACATCAAGTAGCGAAACTAAAACTGCTGACTCTAAGTCAAAGTCTAAGTCTAAAACTAAAGTAGCTAAGAAAGAAATGACAAAGGAAGAAAAGATAAAAGAACAAGTTGATAAGGCTAAACAGAAGATAGCTAGAAAGATTTTAATGGCTATGGCTGATACTTATAATGCTATTAACGAAGCAACTAAGATAGCACTTATGGCTAGTTTGACAGATACAGAATCATTTAAAGCATATCAAAAGAAAAACAATGAAGACTTAGCTAATTGGTATAGTGATTTACAAGTATATGAAGACATGCCACAGTTAATAGATCCTGCGGCACAACTATATGAGTTAGCTTCAGATAAAATAATGAACGAAATGATAGACGAACAATATAAGAAATAAAGGAGGGCAAAATGGCAGAGATAGAGTATAAAGGAATTAAAGTAGGGGGCAGTAAGCTCTTAATAGTTATACCATTGATTGGTACTATTATGGGTGGCCTATGGGGAGGCTTCGAACTCTTTAATAGATATCAAATGATGGAAGCAAAGATTAACAAATATGTTGCTCCAGATCTTTCAGACTTTGATAAACGCATAGCATTAATTGAAGGAAAGCTAGTAGAAATACAAGAGTCAGTTATAACTGCTAGAGATTATACACGTGATATTAAAATAGATCTTAAAGAGGATCTAGATTATGTAACAAACCTAACTGAAGATTCAAACAAAGAAACAAAGTTATTAGATAGAGAGTTACGTGCTGATATCAATGCAAGTGTTAAAGATATTAAAGCTCAAATGAAAACAGTTCAAACAGAGATAGAAGAATCACTTGAGAAGACAGAAGAAAATATTAATAAGAAGATTGAGAAAGCATTAGAAAATCCATTAGCTGGTATGGCTACTTCAAAATAGTTTGCCCTGTACTTGCCCAGTCTGCCATAAAGCTATCTAATCCTTTTTTAGTTAATATGTGTTCATACATCTTATAGACAACGTCTGGCGGTATAGTTACTACTTGAGCACCTAGTACAGCCGCTAGTTCGACATGTTTTACACTTCTAACACTTGCTACTAACACTTCAGTTTTAAATCCTTGTACACAATACATTTTAACAATATCAGCAATAAGATTCATACCATCTTCCCCAATATCATCTAAGCGTCCGACAAAGGGTGAGATATAAGTTGCTCCAGCCTTTGCGGCTAACAAGGCTTGGGCTACACTAAAACATAATGTAACGTTTACTTCAATACCTAAATGTCTTAACGTCTTACAAGCAATTAAGCCATCAACTGTTAATGGAACTTTAACAACAACATTGTCTGCCAAACTTGCTAGATATTGCCCTTCTTGAACCATATGAGCATGATCTATTGCTGTTACTTCAGCACTAACAGGCCCATTCTGTATATTACAAATGCCCTTAATAGTTTTAGCCATATCATCGCCATTCTTATATATAAGCGAAGGATTAGTAGTTACTCCATCTACCATACCGGTAGGAATTAGTTCTAAAATTTTGTCTATATTAGCTGTATCAATAAAAAATTTCACTCATTACTCCTTAAGAAAATTCAGTTCGAATTGATCGGAAGCCCTCAGGTCTTAAGTCACGCCATTTATTCTTACCTAAATCCCATAGTACCATTCTACCTGATTCAGGTTCAGGTTGTGGTTTATGATAGTTTTTTGTTTCTATATCAATATCATGTGATTGTAATGGGTGGGTTTTAAGCATATATGTACGTTCGGCGCCACATTGCTTTTCATATACGCATTTGCCTGTATAAAAGGCTAATCGCGATCTAACTTCAGACTCGGTAAACATACTACTCCTTTATTGTGAAGGTTAAAGAGTATTTATTGTGAAGGTTAAAGAGTAACCTTCATTATGAAGGTTACCGTAAAACTAAAAAATCTAGATTAGCATTCTGAATTAAATTAATCTTAAGGTCAAGTTTATCTGAAAATTCGTAAGTTCCTGGTTTAAATGGTTTATTCTGTTGTTTCTGCGTCGGTTTAGCTGATCCTCTAGCTGGTTGTAAGCCGTCTCCCGATGTCATTATACAACTGTATGCATTTTCGAAATGCGATACTAAACTAAACGTCGTCGTTTCTTTATTAAAGTATACTAGTACTGGCGCTTTTAATATTTGACCATTTGGAATTTGTATAACCCCCATGCCAACTATCATAGGTTGCTCACCATACTTACCTGTTACAATTGCCAATACTTGATCTGTCTTACCACAATCATATAGTGCTGGCCATTTTGCCATCTGACTTACTAACGGCTCTAACTCGTCTGGTGTTGGAGCCTTTGGTGCTGTATCTGGAACAGTTTTGTTTCGCTCTGCTTCTAATCCTGGATCAACTGTTTGTCCTTCGGCTAATGTTTGTGTACATCCTATCGCTATGAACATACAAAACGCAAATGCTAATGCTCTGCGGTAATCATAATCTAACATAGATTTAAACATAATAATGCCTCCTAATATAGCATTATTATTTAGTATATAATTATGTTTAGAATGTAATTAGATGACTAGTCGATGTAGTTAGAAAGCATTTGTTGTGAACATAGCTCTAAGCCTTTCAGCCACTGTTCGCCCTCATTAAAATCAAAGACACTAGTGTCAGTAGGATCGCATATCAGCCATGCATTTTGATCATTGACTTCAACATTTAGTTGTTCTTTAGTCCAGACACTCATGCCTGCGAACATTCTCCAGCCTTTAGGCTCATTACCTGATGCTAATTTCTCTATCATAAGTAAGTCGCTAGTAATTGCTAATTTGTTATTTGCATTTAATGTATTAGCACTTACCCATTCATTAGTATGTAATAAAACAATAGATGTATCACTAACCGGCCCACCTTTATGTACAAAAGTCATTTCAAGTGTCGGGTCGAACGGTATATCTTTTAACGAACCTAAGCTACTAATCTTAAACTGACTAGGCTTATTTAAAATAACACCACATACTTGTCCTGTTGTGGGATTTTCATCATATATGTAGACAACACTTTGTTGAAAAACAACGTTATTGTTTAGTACAGGTGTTGCTACAAGGAGTTTACCTTTGTAACGTGTATCCATATCAACTCCAGTCAGGGAGCGGTCCGCCATATTTTTTTCCTTTAATTTTTTTGCCACCAACTGTGACCCTATGTTTGCCTACCTTATGACTCTTCCCACCACTTCTAGTTCTTAATCCTTGAGCTTTGCAACTTGATAAAGCACTTGCACCAAGTGATGAATCTGGTCTAGAAGATCTACATAGTTTTGCTGTAGCTTGAGCTTCGTCAATTAAGGTCTCGTCGATGTCTTTAATTTTCATAATAATATTTATCTATATCTATCCGCCTTGTTGGCATATTCTTCTTCACACAATTTAAACGATAACGCTTTTCGGGGTCCTCTCGTTGTGTTGATTCTTACTTCACCTGATTTTTGGTGATATTCAATCTTTGTTATCTTAGCTAAATCGTCGTTTTTACCTACTGCTATAACTTGCCCTATTTCTAGGCCTATGTTTAATTTACGCATTTGTGTCATTGGATTTCCCCTTTCGAGTATGCTGTAGAACACAGCATGCCATTTGAGTATCTACTACTAGTATTTATTGTAGGCCCCGCTGTAGCTTCTTCAAATATACCAAAATTCACGTTTCGCATTGTTTCTATTATAACATCACCACCTATATAAGTCAACTAAATATTTTAGAATGCAAATATATACGCAAATTAACCAACCTAGCAGTATGCCTGAAGGTTCTAAATGGCTACCGTGTTTAAAGACTTCTACAGTACCGCATCGTAAGGCTTGGAAACAGTCTTTGTTGCTTACCCATTATGATCCTATGAAACATTATGAACATGATATTGTAGAACTATTAAATGAAAAGGTTTATTGCATAGGTAGTAGAACATATGATAGATTAGTTAACTTAGGCTTTACTAAAGTAGAAATGCATGGCTCATATGCAGACGATATTAAAATACAATCTAAACCCTTAACTCCTTGTACTTGGTTGCATAGTGATAAGTTTTCTAGAGATTTTAGTAAGTACGCAGGTGTTACTGCTATCCAAACTTGTAAATCCTCATTGAACGAATCCTCACTGCGAAAAATTCTCTCACTGAACGAATCCTCACTGCCAAAAATTAGCTCACTGTATGTTTACAGCTCTAGAGTATTAGAAGCTTTAGAGGTCACTACCTTTCCACATACTAAACTTTTCCACACAGAATCTTGCAAGCCAACTTCAGAAAAATGGTTAGAAATCCAAAGTTTTTATCCAGGAAAAGAGTTTAACCAAAAGGCCCCGCTGTAAGGATCTGCACCAAACGGGACAGAAAAGCCAATAAAGACAAAGACTTAACGAAATGGTTGTGGTTTTTGGTCTGAGACACCACAAGAGTTTGTGTCATCCAGCTCTCTCGATTTAATTTTACCAATAGGGGTTGACATCTGCTCCTGTTGACCTTATTATATAATGTATGATAAACACAATAACAAAATATTTGATTTTGATGTTGATTACTTTATTAATGTTTCTACCAAAGGCGAGTGCTAATCCAGTTAATGATTTTGGACTTAAACTTAAGACTTGGTGGGCTAATGAAAAGGCTGAAACAATTTACTTCCAAAAAGGCAAAAGAGAAGAAGCAAGAGCTCAATGGAGTAATACGGTAATAAAGTTCAAGTCACTATTTAATAAAGAAGCAGAATAAAAACCTATAACTAACCAGGAGTAGAAACCATGAAGATTTTACTTAAGATCACCTTCATTGCTTTAATAGGATTAACCTTCACTGGCTGTGGAACTATCAGCTCACTGAACAATAATCCATCATATGAATGGCTCAACGGTGGTGCGAAAATTGATAAGGGCGATACTCCTGGTGATCCATGTATCCGATGCGGACAGAATTTTATCTTTATTCCAAACGAAGACCAATCAGCTTTGAAAGAAGCAGAGAGACAAGGATTTCATTGGGGCAAAGATCAAGGTATCGCATATTAAGATCTGAGGCCACTCATTTTTATTAGGTAAAAAAAGATGATATTTTGGCAAAATAATGGTTGACCTTCTGACCGATTGAGTGTATTATATACATAACAATAAGGAAACAGAGGGCAATTATATGTTAGATCTTATCAAAGAAATCAAATCCAGAAACATTAAAACAGAGGCTTGGATCGCTGAAGATCCAAAAAACCGTTGGTCAGGACTATATCCTGAGGACGAGGCTTATTGGGTTGAAAGAGGTATCACTACCTTAGATGCCCTAGAGAGGGATGAGTTGGCCACTTATATATACGAAGGCCATAAGGACGCTTTCGGAACAAAAGGCCGTCATTACGATTTTAATAGCATGAGCCTTCAAGAGCTAAAGGACGAGGCTGACTATATTAGTAAGGCCGTTTCTGAGTCAATGGAACAAGAAGCTCAGATTGAACAAGAGCGAGAAGCAGAGTTTAAGGCTCTTATTCAAGATACCATTAGGCTTGGTGCTGGTGATGAAGAAACAGCTCTAAGGTGGTTGACCCAAGATGAAGAATTTTATCATAGTCAAGATGTCGAATCTTGGGTGTGGGATAAAGGAATCCTTTTTACCAAATACGGTAAGGAGTTGGTTAAGAAACTTGAAACCATTATTACATTTAAAGAGTGGGAAAAGGCATCTTAGGGGTTGACCTTTAGGATAAAAGATCATATAATGTATATAACAATTAGGCAATAAGGAGGGCAAAATGGCATATCTAGTTTATAACACAGACAATTCAGCAATCACAGACGGACCTTTCAAAACCGAATCGGCGGCGAAAGCATCAATCACAAGGGCATCCAAAAAACATTTTCTTAAAAACGGTTCCAAGCTCAAAAATATCGCGGTAGCAGAGTCTACTTATTATTATGCGAGTATCGAGAAGATGGTTGAGCGAACTAATATGATGACTGGTAAGAAATACAAGGAGAGCATCAATACTCCAATTTCTTGTTCACCGGCATCGGAGACGTACTGGTCGATGTGAATTAGGGTCTAATCATTATAAAGGAACCGTCGTCGAGATATTGGCGTTTGGTTCCTTTTTTTGAGGCTGACATTTTAGCATTTCTTTCTTTGGACCAAACACGAGTCTTACCATAAGCAGATTGTTTCTCTCGTGCTTCTTCAGGCATAGTCCATCCATCAGCACGGCGTTTGGCTTCTCGATCTTTGGCGGCGATTGACATCAATTCTTTAGTTTCAGCAGAGAATTTTCTACCCTTCATCTTTGCTGATATCTGTTTCTTAGATTTTTCACTATGTTTATGAGGTCCCATAAAATTGTCCTTACCATTGTGTCTATTTAACCACTTGTCGTTATGCTGGGCATCAACCTTTGATAGGAACTTTGATTCCCATTCAACAGCCTCTTCAGCCGTTTCAAATATCTTACGGACAGAAGGTACAAACGACTCCTTGCCATATTGTTCAATCAATTGGTGGACTATAGGTGATGATGAGAAATAAGTTATCCACAGGTCAGAAGCTCTACATTCGTTCTTATAGCGAACGCCATAATAGTGTTGATCTGTTGGTATGTGATGTAGATGATATGTAAAAGGTTCCATTTCTAATCCTATTGGAGTATGTAATTATTTATCCAAAAAAGATGAATTAGAGGTTGACCTTTACGGAAATAGACCGTATAATGTATATAACAATTAGGCAATAGAGAGGGCTAAAATATGTCAAATCAAGTTCAAAGTCAAGAAGATCAAAAGTTTTTTGAAGAAATGGATTACCATTCAACATATGGTAAGACGTTTGGTGCAGAAACGGTATGGTCAATCTATAACGGTGATGAGTATGGTGAAATCAAATTTGATAATCCACACCCATTCGGCGACAAGGCTGTCATTAGACATAAATGCGATGTCTTTGGACCGTACAATGAATTGGTAGAGGTCAAAGGTAAGAACTGGGGCGATATTTGGATTGCGGCCAATAAAGCAATCATTCAGTCAGAAGACTTGCACCATATCTATATTGAAGGTTTCAAAAAGAACGATGCCGGTGAACTAGAACTTGTGACAGGGAGCTAATATGTATAATAAAGAAGCGGTCGACAAACAGATCAAAAAAGATCCAAGAATCAAATCAAGTGAAGCCAAATTGATTCACAGGTTGTTAAAGGGCAGAGTGACAAATCCAGACATAATTAAAGATCCATCTAAACCAGCTTTTATAGTGAGGACAAAATAATGGGATTTGAAAGAAAATGTATTGCTCATATCAAGAAGATGGTTCACAAGCGACATAATCAGTATATTGAACCTTGGTTCCAATCTGGAACTTTATGGTGTGATGATATTTGTGAAGATGTGGCAGATACCATTCAGCATTCAATTGTTAATTTTGTTCAAGCTCACAAGGTTGTTGTAGAAGGTTTTAATTTTAGAGATTATTCAGTATCAAAATCAGTTCTAAGGGCGACAGAAACAGAACCCTGGGACCAATGGTGCTTTGATATTGGTTAATCTTAGGGGTTGACCTTTAGGATAAAAGGTCATATAATATACTTAATAATAAGGCAAACAGAGAGGCAAACTAAAATGGCATATATCAAAACAGAAGAAGTTTCCGCAATAAGAAACGAACTTAAGAAGCGATTCGGACATACCGGATTGAAGTTTGGCGTCAAGAAGCAACACCATTCAAGTGTTCACGTCACAATCAAAGCAGGGCCAATAGATTTTTCAGACATTTATAAAGACCATTATGGTTCAGGCGATCATTATGCCCAAGTAAATGTTTATCACCTAAGCAATTACGGTCAACATCAACCATTCTTTGAAGAAGTTCTTAAAATAATTAAAACGGCTCCAGCATTGGCTGAAGGCGGTCGTGAATGGTTTGACAAGAGCGATGCGATGACAGACTATTTTCATACCGCATTTTATATCAATCTTAATGTAGGCGAGTATGATAAACCATATGTCTACAATGGCAAGAAGATTTCCAAGAAAGAATTACTGAAGGAGGTTGCATAATGGTAAAAAATAAAAGAGCCCTTCCATTTGAATGTGAAGTATTAGATCATCCTGAAGAAATCACAAATCCATTCAGTGGAATGAAAGTCACTCTACCACCTGATGCGGTTGCGGTATATGATTGCATCAAGGGAGCAGAAATGCTAGGTAAATTTGATAAGATGCAAAAAGGGATTGATTGGTTTATTGATAACGAGCCTAAGGCTTATATGACCCTTTTAGATTAGGAAAGAATGGCAATGGCATTCAGAATGGCAAAAAATAAAAGAAATAAATTTGAAAGAAAACTAGACGAATATAATCATATAATGGAATTGATTAGAACAATAATTCCGATCGCTATATTGATTCTTCAGGTAGTTATATTATTAAGGCTTGTATGACTATAAGAGCAAAGACTCAAAAGGAATTAGTTATCGACCTTACTGGTCCAGATGGGAATGCCTTTGCATTGATGGCTTATGCTA